CCCCGCATGGGGGGGCGGGAATGGCTCGAGGGGGACTGCTATGAGATCGCCAAAAACGACGGCCTCAATACGACCGACTTCAAGGAGTGGTTCTTCGGCAAACACCCGAAAGAGGACAAGGTCTTTCACGGCGTAATCGTTCATTTCACAGATTTTCGGTACTGATTATGAAACACATTGGAATAGCCCTCATCTACATCGGTTTTTTCGCCCTGATAGGCTTCGCGTTATGGATGACAAAGAATCTCGCGGTATTGTTTTTCCTCATTTTAACTCCCGATTATCCAGCACACGACTGATATGCGACATCAAGAAAGTATCATTCAGCAGACCTGCGTCCGTTGGTTTCGGATGCAATATCCGCAGCTCGCTATGCTTCTCTTCGCCGTCCCGAATGGCGGCGCACGGCTTCGATCCGAGGCGGCCATCATGAAAGCCGAGGGAACGATGAAAGGCGTTGCCGATCTCCTGCTCCTATTTCCGGCAAAGAAATTTCACGGCCTCTGTATCGAGATGAAGACACCGAAAGGCAGACAACAGCCATCGCAAAAGGCATGGCAGGAGCGGGCGGAATGGGCCGGATACAAGTATGTCATTTGCCGCTCTTTCGACGAGTTCATGTCCGAAATCAACGCCTATTTGAAGTAATGCTCTTTTTTTTGCCTAAATAAATACCTAATAGATACTTATTTTATACCTTTGTGGTATCTATCTTAAAAAATGACTGCTATGAGTAAAGAGAACAAGCCCCTGAAAGCTATCGCGGCCGATTTCGTCTGTGGGGGGGTGAAGCTGCGGGACGCCAGGGGGGGGCGCCTCGACGGGCTTCCTGCGAATCCCCGCGAGATATTGGAATCCAAGCTCGACCTCCTGAAAAAAGACATTCAGGCGTACCCCGAACTGATGAACTACCGAATGCTGTTGGTCTATCCCCTCGACAATGGCAAGTATATCATCATCGGCGGAAACATGCGCTATCGCGCACTCATCGAACTCGGATTCAAGGACGCCCCGTGTGTCATCATTCCGAAAGAGACCTCCATCGAGAAGCTGAAAGCCTACACGATCCTCGATAACTCCGGCTTCGGTAAGTGGGAGTGGTCGATGCTCGCCAACGAATGGGATTCCGACGCTTTGGCCGCATGGGGTCTCGACCTGCCGATGGATGAGAGCGAGATCAACGTGGATGATTTTTTCGACAAGCTCGAAAACGCGACGGAGAAAGACAAGGGCGAAAAGATCACCGTCTCCATCCCCGACGAACACTCCGACCAAAAGGAGGAAATCAAGTCGCTCATCGAACAGGTACTCGCAGATCGCTACGAGGGCATCAAGATCAAGTGATGAAAATCCACCTCGCGGGCAACAACCCATATCCGGGCGTCATATTCATTCGGCTGTATGTAAATCAGATCATAAGACGCCTCGGTAACGCACAGAGGGGGGGGGAATTGGACGAGTTCATATCGGTCTATTTGCACCGTGTCCCGCTCCATGAGATAAACAAAGACGCTATGACAATTTTCCTTGCAGGAGGAGTTTCGGGCAACCTCCGCGATTTTTGGCAAAAGGTTATGAAAATTTATTTGGCCGCGCCGCATAGCCGCAGCGAAGTAGTCGAGGCGATGAAGTCTTTTATCGCCGAGGGCAACGGTGCGCAGGAATCCATCTACAACTCGGAATTTATCGAGGACGGGGAGAAATCCCTTTCGGGCATCAACGTCCTCGAAAGCTATTATTACCTGCGGAAGAATGAGAATTTCATGCCGCTTGTTAGGTACTTCGGATCATTCCTCCTCGATAGCGGCGCTTATACGTTCATGGCAGGCTCTCACAAGGGCGGGTGCGATTGGGATGCCTATGTCTCGGAATACGCCGATTTCATCAACCGTCATGATGTCAAACTCTTCTTCGAGCTGGACATCGACAGCGTCGTAGGATTGGCGGAAGTCGAGCGTCTGCGGTACAAGCTCGAAAGGATGACGGGCAAGAAGCCGATCCCCGTATGGCACAAGAACCGAGGCAAGGAGTATTTCGTCAAGATGTGCGAGGAGTATCCGTATGTCGCCATCGGAGGCATCGTAACGAAAGAAATCCCCCGCGCAATCTATGAAAAGGCGTTTCCGTGGTTCATCAATACCGCCCACAAGCACAAGGCGAAGATTCACGGGCTGGGCTATACCACCGTCGCCAATCTGCAAAAGTATCATTTCGATTCCGTCGATAGCACGGCATGGCTCTACGGCAATCGCGGCGGCTATCTCTACAAGTTCAATCCCCGCACGGGCCTGATGGAGCAGATGAGCAAAGAGGGATGCAGGCTCAAAGCGCGAGGCGGCGCGGTAAACAACTTCAACGAGTGGGTGAAATTCAGCAAATACGCCGATAAATTCCTGTAATTCCGCTCGCTATATAAAAATAACCAACTTCAAAAATACGGACATGAAAGATTCAGCAATCGTTGTATCGGGAGGCATGGACAGCATCACCCTCCTCTATGAGAAAGCCGCTAATATCGCTTTGGCGGTTACGTTCGACTATGGGAGCAACCACAACAAGCGGGAGATCGCGTGTGCGACCTACCATTGCCAGCAGCTCGGCATCGAGCACATCATCATCCCGCTCGCATTCATCGGGCAGCACTTCAAATCATCGCTCTTGGAGGGCGCGGACGCCGTGCCGGAGGGCCACTATGAGGCTGAAAACATGAAATCGACCGTCGTGCCGTTCCGCAATGGCATCATGCTCTCGGTCGCCTGCGGGCTGGCCGAAAGCCGGAAGTTGAGCCATGTGCTCATCGCCAACCATCACGGCGACCACTCAATCTATCCCGATTGCCGCGCGGGGTTCGTTCATGCAATGTCGGAAGCCATGCGGCACGGCACATACATCGGGGTAACGATTGATGCCCCCTACACCGACATCAGCAAGGCCGACATCGCCCGCATTGGCAAGCGTATCGGCGTCGATTACTCGAAAACCTACTCCTGCTACAAGGGCGGCGAGAAGCATTGCGGCAAATGCGGGACATGCGTTGAGCGCAAGGAAGCCCTCCGAGATGCAGGCATCCAAGACCCGACGGAGTATGAGACCGAGTAATGCTAATCTCATCACGCTGAATGCCGTTTTTGTCGTGTGCCTGATCGTAGCGAATGTAGTTACGAGCAAGGTGCTCGACACCGGCATTTTTATCGGCGGCGTTCCCGTGCTCATTCCGGGCGCGGCTCTGACCTATGCCATGACTTTCCTCTGCACGGATGTTATCGGCGAGATATGGGGCAAGGAGGAAGCGAATAAAGCCGTCATCAGGGGCTTTGCCGCGCAGCTCGTCGCCCTCGCATTGATCGTCCTGACAATGTATCTCCCAGCCTATGACGAGGAGATGCAGCGGGCGTATAAGATGCTGCTCGGTCAGACGCCGATATTCGTCTGCGGATCACTCGTCGCCTACCTCTGTTCGCAGAGCTGGGATGTGTGGATTTTCCATAAAATCCGAAATCGGTTCTGCGGTGATCCGCGCCGTCGGTGGATATGGAATAACGCCTCGACCCTGACCTCGCAGATCATCGACACGGCGATTTACATCTCAATCGCATTCGGCATCGGCTTCGGATGGTTCAGGCAGGAGGGCGGCATCAAGCTCACCCTCTGCATGATTATCGGCCAATACCTGCTCAAAGCTCTGTTGGCGATATGCGATACCCCGATTTTTTATCTATTAACTCGCAAGCATAAAGACAAATAGCTATGTATTACGTTTCAAAGAAAATGGAGATCGCGGGGAGCCATCGGCTCGATCTCTCCTACAAAAGCCCCTGCCAACAGTTGCATGGCCACAACTGGGTTGTAACGGTTTTCTGCAAGGCCAAGAAACTGAACAAAGACGGAATGGTATGCGACTTCAAGCATATCAAAAGCAAAATTCACGGTTACCTCGATCATGGCAACTTCAACAAGCTGCTGCCGTTCAACCCGACTGCCGAGAACATCGCCCGATGGATCGTCGAGCAGATTCCCGAATGCTACAAGGCAAGGGTACAAGAAAGCGAGGGCAACATCGCCGTCTATGTTGCCGATCACGATAACGAAGAGGAGGCAGGATTATGAGGGTAAACGAAATTTTCTACTCGATTCAGGGTGAGGGCCGCTTTACCGGCACTCCGGCAATCTTCATCCGGCTCGCAGGGTGCAATTTGCGCTGCGATTTCTGCGATACCGAACATCAGCCCTACCAAGACCTCGCCGAAGAGGAGATCATGCGTCAAATCGCAGAATTTCCCGCCTCTCACGTCGTCATCACAGGCGGCGAACCGATGCTCCAACTCACTCTCTCGCTCTTGAACCGACTGCATAACGCAGGCAAGTTCGTTCAGGTCGAGACCAACGGCACGATCCCGATCAAGGGCTATCTCCCTATCGACTGGATCACCTGCTCTCCGAAATTCGACTTCTGCCCTCATGCCGAGCTGCGGCTCCAACGCATCGACGAGCTGAAAGTCGTCTATCAGGGACAGGACATGACGGCATACGACCGCATCGAGGCCAAAGAGTTCTACTTGCAGCCGTGCGATGTCAAGGACGAGGCCCGCAACAAGGCGAATATCGCCGACACCATCAATTACCTCAAAACACACCCGAAATGGAAGCTATCACTCCAAACGCAGAAGATATTATCAGTGCGATAAAGACGCTCATCCGCGCCATCGGCGAAGACCCCGACCGTGAGGGATTGGTCGGCACGCCCGACCGCATCGTGCGGATGTGGAAAGAGATATTCAGGGGTTACGACCCCGATCAGAAGCCGAAGATCACCACGTTCGCCAATGAGGAGGGCATCTCCGATATTGTGTTCGACTGCGGCGATTACTACTCCATGTGCGAGCATCATATCCTGCCGTTCTTCGGACGCTATTACTTCGCCTATGTTCCCAGCCCGAAAGGGCGGATTCTCGGCATCAGCAAGGTCGCCCGCGTCGTCGGTTACTGCGCCGCTCGGTTGCAGTTACAGGAAAAGCTCGCGCGGGACATCGTGCAGATGCTCTCCGAGGCTCTGAACAACGAAGCTCTCGGATTCGCTATCGTGATGAAAGGGCAACACCTGTGCAAGACCATGCGCGGCGTGAGGAACGACGGCAAGATGTCCGTCGCCCACTTCACGGGGACTTTCCAATACAACTCCGAGCTGCGCAAGGAGTTCTACAAACTCATCGACCTGAACAATGGCTAAATTCAATACTGCGAAAATCGAGGAGTGCGAGGCATGGGTAGCCACTCATGGGCTGATCGACTACGGCGGGGCGAAGCTGAAAGAGTTCGTCCGCGAAATGGGGATCGACGAGAAGACCTACCGGCTTTGGATGAAAGGCAAGCCGCAGTTCAAAGAGGCTATCGACCGGGCAAAGGAGGTTTTCAAGCAGAACCTATCCCATGACCTCGCCATCTCTCTCTCGCAAGCCGCGAAAGGGTACGAGCACGAGGAGGTGGAGCAGGAGTTTCGACTTGGCCCTGACGGGCAACCGACGCCGTTCAAGTTGAAGAAGAAGAAAATCCACGTCCAACCGAACATCGGGGCCGCGATCTTCCTGCTTACCAATCTCGATCCCGAACACTACAAGAACCGGCAACACAACGACATGATATTCAAAAAGGATAACGACGAAAAACCGATGACACTCGATGAGATCAATGCAGAAATCGAAAGGCTTGATAAGTTGGATAACAAGGAGTAATGAGATCATCTACAATCGAGGTACGACAGCAGTTGATGAGATTGAAGCGCGAGAAGTTAAAGCTCGAAGCTCCAAGCTCGTTTCCTCATTTCCTCGGTTATAGCAATCCCAAGTACGAGTTAGAGTGGTTTCATAGACTTATCGCCGAATATTGTCAAATGCTCTTGCAGGGCAAGATCAAAAACCTCATGGTTTTCATGCCCCCGCAGCACGGCAAGTCGGAAATCATCTCCCGCAACTTCCCCGCATGGGCATTGGGCCAAGACCCCGATTTGAAGATCGTCGGTTGCTCCTACTCCTCCGACCTCGCGCAGCAGTTTTCGCGCTCGATTCAGAGGATCATCGACAGCAAGGAGTATCAGGCGATATTCCCCGATACATTCCTCAATGGCTCGCATACCACCCGTATGGATGCACGAGGCTATTTGAAAAATATCGACCTCTTCGAGATGGTCGGTCATCGGGGATTTTACAAAGCAGTCGGCGTAGGAGGTTCTTTGACAGGTACACCCGTCGATATAGCGATCATCGACGACCCGGTGAAAGATGCAAACGAGGCGAACTCTATCACCTACCGACAGAGAGTTTGGGATTGGTACAACACCGTCCTTTCGACCCGTCTGCACAACCATTCGCGCCAGCTTTTCATCATGACGCGGTGGCATGAGGACGACCTCGCCGGGCGCATCCTCAAAGCCGAGCCGCAGGAATGGACGGTGCTCGCCATCCCCGCGATCTGCGAACAGGAGCTTGACGGCGGATTGAGCCGGAGGCATATCGGCGAGGCATTATGGCCGTCGCATCACTCCATCGAGAAGCTGCTAAAACAGAAAGCCCGCGCTCCGCGTGAGTTCAATGCCTTGTATCAGCAGCACCCGACCATCGAGGGAGGTAACATCGTCAAGCGAGATTGGTTCCGCACTATTTCGCTGGCAGAGTTCCGATCTCTGCGGTTCAACGAGCCGATGCACTTCTACCTCGATACGGCCTACAACAAGAAGAAAAAGGGGCAAGACAACGACCCCAGCGGCATACTGGCGGCGTGCAGAATCGGGAATTACATCTACCTCTACGATGCGCAAAAGGTATTCAAGGAGATGCCCGATCTATTGCGGTTTCTGCCTCAATATATCGCGGCGCACGATGGCAATTCAGAGAGCAAGCTGCATGTCGAGCCGAAAGCCAACGGCGAGAGCGTGGTGCAGATGCTTCAAGAAATATCGACGCTCAATGTCAAGCGGACGGCCACCCCTACCGATGACAAGGAGGTGCGACTTCGGGCCGTCTCGCCGCGCGTGGAATGCGGACGGGTGTTTCTCGTCGAGGGATCATGGAACGACGATTTTCTCGACGAGGTCTGCGGCTTTCCGAGTATGCCGCATGATGAGTTCGTGGATATTCTCGGATATGCGATAAACGACCTCTACGATGAGGATGACGATATAGACTACGACGCATTAACAAAGTCGGCGATAGGTTTGTAAACCAATATTTTAAGAATATGATACTATTTGATTTATTTCGCAATTATCTCAATGCTCTTGTAGGTCGCAATCAGGAGTTCGAGAAGCTGCTGGCCGCCAAAGATATTTCGGCAGTCAAAGAGGGCATGAGTAACCGTATGGATATGGCTATCGCGGCGCTCAAAGAGTATGATGTAGCCTCTCACGAAATCATGAAGCGGGAGGATAAGATCATCACCGACAAAAAGGGCAATTTCATCCGCTTCGAGCCGGTATGGAAGCTGCCGATCCCGTATCAGGTATATATCAACGAAATCGCACTCGTTTTCCTCTACGGCCGCCCCGTGAAATGGATACAGCAATCAGATGGGACAGACGAGGCGTTCCAAAAGTATCAGGAGGTCATCGAGCACACGCACTTCAACAGCAAGCTCCGCCAATGCAAGCGCATCGCAGGTTCGGAGACCGAGAGCGCCATGCTTTTCCGCGTTTTCCGCAACGAAAAGGACGAGCCGGATGTGCAGATACGGGTACTTGCCAAAAGCAAGGGAGATGAGATATACACGCGCTGGGATCAATACGAAAACCTGATCTCCATCGCATGGGGCTACTATGCCAAAGAAGCGCAAGACAACATCGTTTACCACTTCGACATATACACTCCTGCCGTCATCTACCGATGCACCCGCAAGAGCCTCGGCTGGGAGGTGATGCAAGAGGTGAATTTCATCGGCAAAATCCCGCTCATCCTCTTCCAGCAGGATAAGGAGTGGAACGGAGCCGAGGCGTTGATCCATCGTGAGGAGCTGATAGCCTCCCGCACCGCCGACACCAACGACTATTTCGCTGATCCTATCGCCATCATGGCCTCGGAGCTTATCAAGAATCTGCCCGAAAAGAAAGAGGCGGCGAAACTGCTCATCACCAACGACGCCGAGGGTGTGGATAAAGCCGCGAAGTATCTGACTTGGGATAATGCCCCGCAATCGAAGAAAGACGAGGTCGAGTGGCTGCAAGACCAAATCCTTAACAAGACGTTTACGCCGAAAATCTCCCTCGATACGCTTAAATCGCTGGGGAACCTCTCGGCAAAGGCTATGCGCACGGTGATGATGCTCGCGGAGGTCAAGGCCGCCAAGCACAAAGAGGTGCATGACGAGCTGCTGGATCGCACGGCATCGCTCATCTTGGCAATCATCGGGAATGTCCTCGATGTGCGCCTCAAATCTCAATGCGAAACGCTCAAAATCGGCCATGAGTTTCAGGAGCCGTTCGGGGACGACATCGTAGAATCCATCGAGAACATCATCAAGAGCATCGACGGAGGCATCCTATCGACCGAAAGCGGCGTCGAGATGAATCCTATCGTCAAGGACAAGAAGCTCGAAATGGAGCGTCTGAAAGCCGAAGAGGAGGAACGGGCGCAGAAACAGCAACAGATATTCGGCGACATCGACGGCGGCGGGCCTCAATCCGCCACAGATGGCGACGATGATCCCGACAATGACGGAGCAGATGACGACCCGAAGAAGAAGCAACAGCAGAAGTAAGTAACCAATGGCAAAAAAAGCATATTCGCCCGATCCGAAAGCGATCACGATCCAGCGCATTATGCGCACGGAGGCTTACGCCGAGAAAGTGAGGAGATTATTCGCCGCCACGGTGAATGAAATCCTCGCGCTCAACAAGTCCGTGCCGACGCTGGACGAGGGGGTCATGTACTCTTTCGACGGCGACAGCCAGCGGATGCAGAAGAAAGTCGAGACATTGCTCCGGCAACTGCATTCCGTTGTAACAATGGCTATCCGCAAAGGCATTACGCTCGAATGGGAACAGGCCAACATCGAATGCGATAAACTCGTCTCCTCATGCTTCGGCAAGGAGATATTATCCAGCCCGGAGTTCAGCGCATGGACGAACCGCAATACGGCGGCGATGAATGCTTTTGCCAATCGGTCGGATGACGGCCTCAATCTATCGCAGAAAGTATGGAAATCCGTGCGCCAGTTCCGCGATCAGATGGAGGTCGCTATGACCGTAGCCATCGGCGAGGGCGATTCCGCCCAATCCATGTCCCGCAAAGTGCGGCAATACCTGAACGACCCCGATCTGATGTTCCGCCGTTTCCGCTTCAAGAAAGGCGAGGATGCGCAGGGGAACCCCATCTATGGCCTGAAATGGAAGAAGCGCATCAAGGACGAGAAAACGGGCAAATACCGATGGATCGACTATGACAAGTCATCATACCACGACGAATGGACGGGGAAAGGCTATTACAAGTCCTCGGCTCAAAACGCGATGCGCGTAACAAGGACGGAGACGAATATCGCCTACCGTCGTTCCGACCATGAGCGGTGGAAGCAAATGGAGTTCGTCCTCGGTCAGCGCATCCAGCTCTCGAAGAACCACCCGAAGAAAGACATCTGCGATAAATTGGCGGGCGACTATCCGCCTGACTTCGTATTCGACGGATGGCATGTGCAATGTTTCTGCTTCGCCACGCCGATCCTGATGGACGAGGAGGAGATGGCAAAGGTTACGGCGGGCTTCCTCAAAGGCGCAGGCGTCGTCGTTTTCTTCCAGCGCCCGCAGAGCATACACCGCCCTGTCCAGACGCGCATTT